TCAATTACACCCGAGTGTTGTTGGCGTGGATCCATGTTAATATTTTTAGATTTAGCTACGCTATTTTTTAAAGCATCAGCTTTACCTTGTTCGTAAAAGTGATTAGCAATTTTATCGGCATTCATAGCTGTAAATAGAGATTTGTGATATCCTTTAGCGTCGCTTAATGATAAATCTTTATCGACAAACTTTGACATAAAGCCATTAAGATCACTTTGAGATTTTTTAACTCCACTTACATCTTTAACGTTGAATCTAAATTTTTTTTCACCGATGTTATATTCAAAACCTTTGAATTTATCGTTAAAAAGATTATTAGTCTTTTGCTCAAATATTTTAGTATTCTTTTCAGCCGCTTTTTTAGTTCCCTCTGATTCCTTGTTGTATCTATTGAAAAAATCAACAGCCTTTTGTTGTTCATTTGTAAGTTTTGAACCGGCTTTGATATCTTCGTAATATTTGGATTTGCTCTCTTCCAATTGAGTTTTAGCATTGGCAACTTGCTCTTTTAATGCTAATTTTTTTCTTTTAATATCTCTTTCGTCGTCTATTTCTTCGTCGTAAGAGAATTGATCTTCCATAAGGAAGTTAATTTCTTCGTCGTTTAAATGAGTTTTAGTTTGCTTGTAATATTCTTTTAACAAAGCAGTTTCGTTTAGTTTACCGTAATCTTGATTTAACTTAATGTAATCTTCTAAATCTCCACCTGTGTCTTCCATAAACTGCATTAGTTTTTGAATATTTTCAGGAAGATCTTTTCCAGTAACTTCAGCTTCAGCAATAGCTTCTTCAACTTGCTCGGTTAATTCTTCAACTTTCTCTTCTGTTACTTCTTCTAAGACCGGAGTTTCTTGTGTTTCAGTTTCCGATTGTACTTCTTCTTGTTCTTGTGTGGAGTTGGCATCTTCAACGAGCTCAACCACTCCTCCGTCGTCAGCAACGTCTTCTTTAATTTCTTCATTTTCTTTTGGTGTTGGTGGTTTGCTTAAATCTACTTTAACAACGCTATCGTCGTCTTTACTTTTAAATTTAGTTAAATCAATTTCAGGATTAGTTTCTTCCTGAATTTGTTCTACTTGTTCTTGTGTAGTTTCTTCAACTACGTTTTCATTTTTTTCTTCCATAATATAATATAATAATAATTAATAATTTACTTAATTGGGTTCAAAAGATCCTAAATCAAATCCGCCACCTATCATATCATTACCTGCTGATTCAAAGTTTTTAGGTGGTTTTTGATTATTTCTTTGGTCAATCATTTCTGATTGTTGTGTAGCTTGTATTTTTGTTCTTTGATCTTTACGATCTTCTTTTTGAGCTTCTCTATCTCTTTGCCCGCCAACTTCCATTTCTTTTAGTTGCATATTCATTTCAAATTCTAACTGCATTAATTCTTTTTTATACTGAACTTCTTGTTGCATTTTTTGAGAATCTAATTGAGCTTTCGTTTGTTCTAACTGTAACTTACCGTTAGTTAACACTTGATCTTTTTGCATTTCTATTTGAGCTGCGTTTTGAGCAGCTTGTGTATTGGACTCTGACTGCGCTCTAATGTTTTCTAATTGAAGCTGTCTGTCTCTTTCTTGCTTTTTAACTCTTCTTATTTTTAATAGTTGGTTTGCTAGCTTAATGCTATTAATTTCTCTTAGGTCTATAGCATCTTCTAAATCAATAGTCTGTTGTTGCAACGCCATTTGTATATTGTTTTCTAGTAAAGATTTTTCTTCTTCATCTGGTAGTAAATCTATAAATATACCAAAATCGTACAAGTGTAGATCTTTCATTTCTTCTAACGTAGCCATGTTGTGAACTCCTATAGCTTGTATAAAAGCATCTTTAGTTGGTGAATACTCTATAATATCTGATATTCTAAGAGATAAACATTCTGCCACTTCAGCTGTTAAAAATAATCCAGATTGCAATATATGTCTTGTTGCTGTATTAGAATTTGCAGCAGCTAACTTTTGCACTCCAACAAGCGCGTTTTTATCTGGCATACTACCATCTCTTGCTTCGTTTAATCCAGTAGTATCTCTTATCATTTGAAGGTAGTAATTGTACGTACCAATTAAACTCTGTAGTTTGGCCCCGCCATTTCCAGATTGTATTTCTTGTATAGGTACTTTTCCAGGATTCATATCTCCTTCAGAAGTAAAGGATCTACCAATAACACTACCAGTTTGAAAAAACATATTTAACGCTTCTTGCGGACTGTAGTTTGTTCCATTACCTAAATCTATTTCAGCAAGACCGTCTGCATCTAAATAAACTCCGTCAGGTACCATTCTAGACATAACTTGTTGTAATTTTAAATGCGTAAGCTGTATCATGTCTGCAAACCCAGTTATTCTACTAACTAAAGAATCTATTTTTCCATTATACATCCTAGGTGCTACTATAGAATAATTCATTTTTACTTTAGTAAAATCACTTTTAGGACGCATCATGTTTTTTGCCATTTCCCATTTAAGTAATTTGTCAGTACCAAGTATCAAAGCTCCTTCGTATAAGCACTCTAT